TATAACTTTTCTAATAATAGAACTAATACAGTGTTATGCGAAAATGCTCTTGAAATTGATTACCAAAAATTGTTTGAAACGCACTGTTTGGATAATAGAATAGATTATTTACAAATAGATTGTGATGAAGCAAGTTTAGAAATACTTAAGAAATTACCTCTTAACGAATATAAGTTTGGTGTAGTAACATTTGAACATGACGGCTATCGTTTGGATCCATTACAAAAAGAAGTAGCTCGTAAAATCATGCTAGAACATGGATATAAACTTTTAGTGAATGACGTTGCTTTTGCTCCAGGTTATCCATACGAAGATTGGTATGTACATCCTGATTTGGTTAGAATCAAACCAGAAATGGAAACAAATAAAGACGTTAATTTCGTTTGGGATTATATGATTAAAGGGTCTTAAAAAATGAAAAGAATTGTAATCGTTACGGGTGGGTTTGATCCCATCCATTCTGGTCATATTAGTTATTTAAAACATGCAAAGAAACTCGGTGACATTCTTGTAGTTGGCGTAAACTCTGATGAATGGTTGACTCGTAAAAAAGGTCAACCATTTATGTCTTGGTTTGAAAGATCGACTATTATAGAGAATTTAAATCCAGTTGATGAAGTAATAGAATTTGACGATTCTGATAATACCGCCATCGGCGCAATCAAAAGAGTTAAAGAAAAGTACCCTAATGATCATATTNTATTTGCGAACGGTGGAGATAGAACTTCAGATAATATACCGGAGATGGTTTTTGATGATGTGGAATTNAGATTTTCAGTNGGNGGNGATGATAAAAAGAACAGCTCTTCATGGATATTAAAAGAATGGTCACAACCTACAGTACAGCGTAAATGGGGTACTTACAAAGTATTAGATAAAAATGGTAGTTGGACTGTTAAAGAATTATCTTTTGACACTGGTAAATCATTAAGTGACCAAAGGCATACTCATCGCGATGAACATTGGCATATTGTAAAAGGTACTATTCGTATGGAATTGGAATGTACTAATGGCGATAAAATTCAAAAGATTTATAGCGCTGGTGAAAGTATTGATATTATGAAAGGTACTTGGCATAAAGCGACTAACGTTGGCGAAGAAACTGCTAAAGTAATTGAAGTTTGGGTTGGAAATAATTTATCTGAAGATGATATAGAAAGGCGAGATTGATAAATAGAATATAAATGCTAATAGTCAAAGGAGACGAAGATGGCAATTAAAATTCTAAGCACAACTGTTATAGATGATTCTCGTAATTTAACAAATATTGCTGGTATGACTGGAGTTGATTATACAGCTACCCATCCAGTAGTTACTGATTTAAGTACAGGCACCGCCGAAGTTTTAGATTTTAACAACCCAGCACACGATAAAGTATTAACGGCGGCGACATCTTTTACAGAGTCGAATAAAGCAAAAGGTAGAAGTACTGTTCTCATTTTAGATACTTCTACCTCAGATCACGATCCTTCTTTTTCATCAAACATATTATGGCCTTCAGCCACAGAGCCTACGTGGGATGATTTTAGATATTGGATGATTACATTTACTTGTTTGAATTCTACTAATATATTGGCCGGCGCAGTCGGTTACGACATTTAAGGAGTAAGTATGTTACCTCATTTTATTCCTTCCATAGCAAGTACTGGGTTTAGTGCAGAAGGAGACATATCTGGACAAGGTGGTGGCGCAGGACCAACTGAAACGGTTAGTCTATCTGGAACGTCATCATTGCCTTCTTCATTTTTTGGACCCTTTCCGACATACATGGGATCTACATGGAATGTAGATACTGGTTTTTCATTTACGACAGCGGGTAATATCGATCGCATAACAATTAGTAGCACTAGTGCTCATTCTACTACACAATGGAATAACACAACACCTAGCACAACTTATTACATTAGATTTACAAACGACTCGACCGGTAGTAGCTTTCAAGTAACACCTAATACCGTTTCTCCTGCACTAGGAACATGGGGTTCATTAGCTTCTCCTAGATATTTTATTCGGACTGAATATAACGCAGAATTTGGTGGATATGGTCAAAGATTTATTCAGTGTAAAGTAGAAATTGCTACCGACTCGGGTGGTTCAAATATAATAGCGACCGGTTATTATAAAGCACAATGGGAAGGAGGCGCGTAATGGCCGTTAAAGTTCTAAACACGACTGTAATTGACAACAATAGGAACATAACGTCTGCCGTTGGAACCCTGACTATGACAGACGATTATGGGCCAGATGTCCATGTCACCGCAACAAATGTTTCTGGATCGAGCCCGCCTCTTGATATAGAATCCAATTCTCAGATATTTTTAAATTTAACAGGAAACGGGGTAGTCACGTTAGCGAATTCTCAACGCGGTTGTCTTTCTGAAATAATAATGACAACTAACGGAAACACTCCTACTTTTGATGGAACTGATTTCTATTGGTCTGGGGATATAACGCCTCCGTGGGGAGATCATGATATATGGAGAATTAGTTGTGTGGGCTTATCTTCTGCTGGCACATGCGCTGCGTCTGCGGTTGGATATGATGAAAGTGGTACGCTTATACCGACTTCAGGTACAGGTGTTACTGCAACTGGTAGAGAATCATCGGTTGGTGATTTAGCATATTCTTCTTTCGAAGATCAAATTGATCAAAATGCTTATGCCAGAGCAGAAGTTGGATTTAGATTTACTAGGGCTTCTAACGAATTTCGAATTGAAATTTTTGATGATGGATCATCAGGCTCAGGTTCAGCTGATTGGTTCGATACAAGCAACGCTACAACGCCATTAACTCAAGCAGGAGCGACAATTTATACAAACACATCTGCGATTCCTTCTGCCGTAAGAATGGTATGGTCTGTAACACCTGTAACAACTGATCCCAATACTACTGGATCAGTTGTTAGTAGTTATACTGAAGGTGACTGGTTAGCAACACCTTCGAATGGCGATGGTATTACCATTGAATTTACAGCGACTGCGAACGTTCAGACTGGATTTGCTTCAAGAAGAGATGTGTATGTTATAGAATTTTGGGGTAGGTCTAATGGGTTTGATGATACAATACTTGTAACTTATGAAATAGACATAGGTGCAACAGCAGAAATAATATAAGACGAATTCTAAACAAATACAATTAGGGGAAATAACAATGCCATTTAGGGTAGGAACAACAACGATCGTCACCGACGATTTTAAACTAGAAAATATAGCAGACGCAACTGGTAACTACGGTGCCTTTCAACCTAACGTGACTAGTCTAGGCGGTGGCACTACTGAGAATTTAGACTTTGACGGTAATCCGGTGTATACGAAAGTTATGTCTGACGATACCACCTTTAATATCCAAAATCCTGGTGCTGGTAAAACACTAATGTTATTATTAGATACAGCAAAAAGAGCTGGAAGTCCGGCTGTCGCTGGGTATGCGCCAACTTTTCCATCAACGATTCTTTGGGCTAGTGACGAAGAACCTAGCTGGGGAGATTACGAAGGATGGATGGTTACGCTAGTAGCTTATAATGGTACGTTATCTTTCGGTTCAGCTACTGGTTATAATTTTACCTAAGGATTAAATATGTTACCACATGTTTTNGCTGTTCACAACAANGGTGCTAGAAGATTTGTTGGAGATTTTCCAAGCGTGTTTACTAGCTGGGGAACCGAATCTGAACAAAAGTTTAATGCTAATCCAGGTGACACATCAGTAGCAACTTGTAACGCGGTTATTACTAACGANCACGATTCAGATAAAAGAATTAAAGTAGCCACGAGTTCTTTTGGTGGNGTAAATGGATTTAATCTAGTTGGATATATTCCAGTGATAGGTTATAAAGATCCTGTAATACAATGCAGATTTTTTCAAACCGATCCGTACGGAGAAGGAAATTCCAGTTCTTATCATGCGGCTAATGATCCGTTAGGATCTGACGTTAGTGGGCAATGGTACACGCTAGGAGAAGGTAGTTCTAGAACTTTTAGATGGTACGCACTTGCGCAGGAAGGCGAATTTGTGACTGGTTTTAGCGTAGCAGGCGCTGATGATGTTTATTTTGAAATAAGAGTAACTGAAGGAGATTATGATCCTGAAGAAAGAACGTCGTCGACGCAAGATGTTAGACTAACTGCTACTATATCATCAAACGATCCGCAATAATAATAAATAGTCAATAACACTTAGGAAAGAATAATGGCGCAACCAACAACTAGAGACGAATTTAAAGAACATATACTTCGCAAGATCGGTGCACCTGTCATTGAAATTAACGTTTCAGAAGAACAGGTTGATGATCGAGTGGATGAAGCACTTTCTTTCTGGAATGACTATCATTATAATGGAAGCCAATTAATATATTTAAAACATCAAGTTATCCAAGACGATATTGATAATGGCTACATACAATTACCTGAAGATATATTAGGCGTATCTAATGTATTTGATATTTCTACATCTACTTCAATGGGTTCTGGATTATTTAATGTACAATACCAATTTGTATTGAATAACTTAGAAGATATTACAGGTTATAACGTTTCTAATTACTATATGAATATGCAACATATAGAATTCTTACAAGAAATGNTAGTAGGTAAATCTAGAATAAGATACAATAAACATGTAAATAGATTATATGTTGANGTAGATCAGTCTAAGTTAGTTGTAGGNGAATACATTATCATAGAAGCTTATGATGTAATAGATCCTAGTACTTTTTCTGATATNTGGTCCGATCGCTGGTTACAAAACTATGCTGCCGTATTAGTAAGAGAGCAATGGGGTTTAAACATAACCAAATTTAATGGAATGCAATTGGTTGGNGGTGTTACGTTCAATGGCGANCAAATATTATCAGAAGCAAGAGCNGATAGAGAAAGAATGGAAGAAGATGCCATCTCTAATTTACAACCATTAACATATAACTTTATTGGGTAAATTATGGCTACTAACGCGTTTTTCAATAATTACAACAACTTCGTTGAGCAACAGCTCATTGACGATCTAGTGATAGAGTCAATAAAAATGTTTGGTGTAGATATAATATACATTACGCGTTCTGCCGACTCTAGAGACTACGTATTAAACGAAGATGATACTCCTATCTACGATGAAACATATGAATTTGAAACGTATGTGAAAAACGTGGATGCATTCGAAGGTCAAGGCGATTTCTTATCTAAATTTGGTTTGGAAATAAGAGACCAAATGACATTAACTGTCGCGAATAGAACATTTGAGAAGTTTGTAACTCGTGAAAGAAATGCTAGAACAAGACCTCTTGAAGGCGATTTCATATACTTCCCATTGAATGAAAAGATATTTAAAGTGGTTGAAGTAGAACATGAAAGCGTATTCTATCAAGGTGGTACACTACAAGTATTTGATATGAAATGTGAATTGGCTGAATACTCTGGCGAAAGATTTGAAACGGGTCGCGATAATATTGACACGTTCTTTGATGGTATTAATACAAACAGTTTAGTGAATGCAAATACAGGTACTCTTGAAGGTTTAGGCGACGTGGATCCTGGCGCTAGTAACTTGTATTTTGAACAAGATGGCGATTCGATTATTGACTTCTCAGAAATAGACCCTTTCAGTGAAACACTGGATATAGAGGATAACATATAATGGCAATAGCAAATTATTTTCATAATCAAACAACAAGAAAATATGTTGCCTTATTTGGTACTTATTTTAACCAATTAAAAATACAAAGATTAGATGGAAACGGCGCAATCGTGAATGATATGATTGTACCTATTTCTTANGCNCCTTGGCAAAAAATATTAGCAAGAATTGACCAAGATCCAAATTTAAATCGCAAGCAAGCAATTAGTTTGCCTCGTATGTCTTTTGAAATGACATCTATGAGTTATGACGGTGATCGTAAAATATCGCCAATACAAAAATTAAGAAAGACNGNNGTAGATCCAACGTCAGGTGAAAGAAACTTTTTATATGCNGGTACTCCATACAATTTAGAATTTTCATTGTATATTATGACTAAATATAATGAAGACGCTACAAAAATAGTAGAACAAATATTACCTTTCTTTAATCCAGAATTCACAAGTACTGTTCGTATTATTGATGATATAGATCCTATTGACGTTCCTCTTATTTTAAATGGAGTAACTAATGAAGAATTGTATGAAGGTGAATTCAGCGAGCGTAAAAGCATATTATGGACGTTAAATTTCACAATGAAGGCTTGGTATTATGGCCCTCAAAAAGAAAAGAAAGTNATTAAATTTATTGACACTAGGTTTGCTACTGATACNGCTGATGATGCTGAATTACAGACAANGGTAACAGTTCAGCCTGGGNTAACTGCAAACGGCGAACCTACGACAGACGCAAATAATTCAATAGATTATAGCGACATAGAGTTTGATGACGATTGGGCATACATCATAGCGGTAGATGATATTTAGAGGTATTGAATTATGAGTGATGATAAAATAGCAAGTACGTTAGGTTTAGTACCATTAGAAAAAATCAAAGAGCAAGCAGATGAAAAAGAACTCCCGGTTGCGCAAGAACAAGAAAAAGTCAACTTACCTGCGACGCAGACGTCATCTGTTTCAGATGATACGGTTAAAGACATTGAGCAGGCGCGCTCGAATATCCAAAACATAATCGAACAAGGTGATGATGCTTTAGCAGAGATGATTGAATTAGCAAAACAATCAGAATCGCCAAGAGCATACGAAGTTGCGTCTACACTAATGAAAACATTATTAGATGCGAACAAAGATTTCGTTGAAATGTCTCATAAAAAGAAATTTGCTAAAGAAGAAATAGACGGACCAAAACAAGAAACTAACGTAACGAATAATAATTTAATTGTTTCCACTACTGATTTATTAAAAATGTTAAAAGGTGAAGCTGATGGTGAATCAAGTAACTAGAGGTTACTTAGGTAATAATAATCTAAAAAGATCNGGCGAAGAAATNGAATTTTCNCCTGAAAACCTAAAAGAATATATGAAGTGTATGGAAGATCCNATATACTTCGCNAAAAACTATATTAAAATTGTACACGTGGATAAAGGNTTTATTCCTTTTAAGATGTATGATTATCAAGAAGAAATAACGAACAAAATTTTCAATTCTCGAAGAGTTGCTGTATTAACTGCACGTCAGTCTGGTAAAAC